CAACAAGTGAACCTTATCTCCCTTGCCCTTACTAAAGTCAGACTTCAGTTGAATCATCGCGTTTTCACTTGTTGCTATATCTGCCCCTTTTGCCTTCGTATTTTCGCCGATGTATTTTGAGAAAAAACTCTTATACCTCGGATACTTGAACATAAGAGCAGACCACTTCTCTACACGCAAAGCGTGTGAGGCCGTAAATTCTGTCTTCATTACTTTTGTCTCCTAATAAAAAGTTTAACCAAGCTCTTCTTTTTCTATGGCAGCCAGGATTTCATCCTCGTTTGAGTTAAGCAGTTTATTCAACTCATCCGCCGGAAGTCCTTCCGAATAAGCCGCCGAACCTTTTGGAATTTGGCCTGTCTTGATGTTGTCCAGGAATTGGCTGTTTTCCGCCAGCTTTGCCCTTTTCTTGATTGACGGAGCATAAACAAGAGACAATCTGTATATTTCCGCAGCAGGGTCCGGACCTTTTCTGGCCGCTTCAAACAAATGTGGTTTGTTCTCCGCCAGCCACATTCCGCCTTCTCGCAACACGGTATCGGCGTCAAGGCCCTTGGGAGTTGTTTCAATGCTGTATTCTGACCTTAACCTGCGGACAGATTCGTTGTCATCCTTGACCTTGCTATATTCCTTCTCTTTCTCAAGTCCCTTTTGCAGAAGCGCTTTTTGCTCCTCAAGAACAGCCTTTAAGTCCTTCCTTGTAACAAACTCATCAGGGTCTTTGTTCTCGTCTGAATCCTTTTTCTGAAGTTCAGACTGCAGTAACTCGATAGACTCAGCCAATGTCTGATTCTTTGCACGCAAATCCTGAACATCGTTTAGAAGCCCTGAAAAGGCCATTGTGTGCTGAACAATCTCATGTGGGACTTCTTTCGGGTCCACTTTGCTCCAGTCAATCTTTGTTTCAGATGCCGGCGGCTCCTTCGGTTCCTTGTTATCATCAATTGGTTCAGGTTCCATAAAAACTCCTTCTCCCCAGTTTATGGGGGCTGACTTGCTTTACCGAAGCAAGCTCGGTTAATCCGGCGCTAATCCCGGCGCCGGTTCGGGAATCCCGATAATTCGGGTTAATAAAAAAACCCCGCCAGGCCGTTACCGACCGCAGCGGGGTCCCTATTTCAGAGTCATCCCTTGTGCTTATTTTGTTTTCAAAAAGAGCTTATTCTTTCTTTTGTTTTGCTACGGGCAGTGGTTTCCTGGTTTCATATACGTTTAAGTTTTCAAATCTGCCCTGGTTATAGTTCAACTTAACGTAACCGCAAAATCCCGGCAAATACCTTGCAAGCAGTTTGCCGACCCTATCGATTTTTTGTTCTTTTTCTTTATCCATTTCAGTTTAGTTTGGCAGAATAAGTCTTTTTCTCGGAGTCAATATTCCACGCTTACGCTTTACAATAGGCTTAAATAACCAATGATTTTTTTCTTCATCAAAATTTGTCTCAATAAGCTGCTGCTCATCACTTATAGAGTCAATTAAACCAACCGGCATACTAACCGGTCCTACAGTCCTTAACAGAACATAAAACGCCTTTAGAATTTCCATCGGCGTAATTTGTTTTCTTTCATACAAATTGAAATCAATGCACTGCTGCTCATTGCTGCAACAGCCGGTTGTTTCGTCTTTATACAAGCAATAATCACATTTATTCATATTGCTGTCCGGCTCCTGTTATTTGTCTGCGCTGTTTATCGAGCTGCGATACTTTCTGCAAATATGAAATAATCTCATCCTTGTTCGGCAAATCTGAAAGCTCAATCAAAAACTCCGGCGGCACGGGCAATCCCTGTTTCATAGCGTCCAGCAACATTTCATAGTTAGCCATCCTGATAGTCGGAACGTTCGCACTTTGAGAAACTTTTACTCCATACCGCCCGAGCCTCCAGCCCCTCATCGCCGATAAATCTACTGATTCTCTGCCGGTTTCGTCCGACCTGATGAAACTCTTTAAGTTGTGTTCCTGAACAACCGCTGTAATCTCTTCTTGTGTGTATATGGTGGAAGTTCGTATCAATTCCCATAAAAAGTAACCGACAGCCTGCTGTGTCCTTCGCCAGTTATCGAATATCATCTCTGATACGGTAAGGCCGGCCTGCTGACGCAGCATTTTAGCCCGACCGCTTTCTTTTGGTTCAGGAGTTTGTTCCAGAAGCGATGGGTTTATACCGCTTATATTCTGTATATCTTTTGCCGCCAAGGCTGATAGCGCCTCGTATCCGATGCTTCTATTTCCAGGCTCGATACGCTCAAGAGAACCGCCATAGTGCTTGGGGCATATAACAACGCCCGGCCTTGACCCGAACTGCTCCAGCTTACGAACGGCATCCTCATTACTGTCGTCTCCTACCATCCAGCCGGAATGGACGGTCAAATTCAAGTGATGTAACTCCTGGCTGCGTCTTTTGTTGACCTCGCGCATCGGGTCCTTCAAGTTGTCAATCACGCCGAATACATAACCATCCGCAAGATAAGGACAAAATCGGAAAAACGGGAACAAGTTTAATCCGTCAAACGGGTCCTTAATGTGTTCGAGCAGCACATCGCCCGAAGATACAGCCTTGTATAATACAGGCGCAGGCCTGTCTATGATTCTAAACTCATTTCCCCCAACAAGTGCCAGCTTGTGTTTTACCTGCTCAACCTGTTCTCCTGTCAACCGCTTTATCGAAAGGGTAGGTATGTGGATTAAAAATGTGCACTTCTCCCATTTTTTATACCATCTTTCGCGGATTCTATACTGGCTTTTCGACCTCTGTCCTTCGTCTTCCCAGCTTGACAGGTCTTCAGTGTAATCACCTTCATCCTGAATTTTATCATATATCCATTCCGGCGCCGATGTTGAATCTTCGATATATTTCGCCTTGCCGGGATACTGTAACTCGATTTGCCTCTTGTTCCACCACCAGGTCTTAAACACAAAATCGCCCTGGTTTATGTCATACTTGCGGTTTTTCTGGTCTTCTAAAATTGCAAAGGGACTTTCCTTTTCAACGGCTATATCTCCATTTAACGGGTCGTTTAGATAATTAACATCACAGCCAATCCAACCTTTGCCACATACAACACCGTCAAAGAAAGCATCGCTTTCTTCATAAATGCCGCCCGATACGTCCATCGTGTGCTTTATAAGTTCGCTGCCAAGCTCTGCAACGGCTGTGCTTCCGCTGCTTCTGGGGTAAAGCTTTATGTCGCTTCGATTCTGCCGTTGATATCCGCAAAGTAGATTTACAATCGGCATTAAGAGGTTGATTTGCAGGGCCGGCCTGCCTTCTTTGGCCAAAACATCAAGAACATCCGTGTCCCATTGCTGGATTCCGGTGTAAAACTGGTAACTTTCTTTCGCCCTGGTCAGCCACTCAACGTTGTCATCACAAGCAGAACGGTATTGGTCCTTGCTTTCCTCGATAACCTTGGCTTCTGCTGTGTTCACTTTTTCAGACATTTTTTCTGTGCGCTTTCTTTACGGCCTTCTTTGCTCCAAGCTGGGCCATACACACCGCATATGGGTTCGTTCCTTTTTTTATTTTGCCGGCCTTAATATCTTTTTTGACGCCAACCACGCATTCGTGGAACAACTTCGTGTGTATGCCCTTGCCGTCAGGCGGAGCAAAGCCGGCCGCCCTATAGATTTGTTTGATTTCTTGACTCATTTTTTCTTGTTCTGAAAGTCCGACGGCACTCTTTTTAACTTCGTTTCGCCGCCCACACAAATAACCACATCCTTTGTTCTCGTCTCGATTCGAGCGCCTTTTGGTAACTCTACGGCATGCTCGTCATCATATTGCTTCCGCAATTCTGTTAGTCTCGATAGTTCCGCCTGGTCTGCATCCTTCTTTGGCTTTCCGTCTTTGGTCAATAGCCTCTTTGAAAGACTTTCCATTTCGCTTATGAGTTCCTGTTCCATTTCAAAATCCTTAAATTCTCCTTACATTGCCATAGCCGATTTACGCCTCGGCTTTTCTTCCCAGCGGTCCCTGCTGGTTTTGCGCTCAACAACATAGTCAAGCCCATATAAACCCATTACAAAGGCATCGCCCCTGTCCGGGCTTCGGCCCAGACGCCTTTTAGTGTCTGTCTTTAATTCTAACTGAATCTTCTTTGCAGCAGGCTTGAGCCTGACACTGGTCAAATCCTGCCTCAATGTCAAATCTTCGGGATAATCGGCCTCTTTATTTACGATTTTCTCCATCACAGTCCACCATGCCTCCGCCCGCCTGTTTTCAAATCTGTCGCTGTTAGCCGCCGACTCGCGACTGTCGAAACTTTGGACGTTGCGGTTTTTTTTGCTCAAGAGCCTGCTATACACACCGGCGCCGACACCGATACTGTCAACAATTACATCCGGCGTATCGTGCTTATCGCACATCAAATCAACCCTGAAGGCGATTTTATCGGTGTCCCTCTCGTGGAATATGTCCTCATCTATAACCTTGTTGTTCTCAAAGGCATAAATCACACATTCATCTCCGGCTATTGAGCAATCAGGGTCGCAGCTTACTATTTTTTTCTTTGCAGGCGAATAATGAACAACATGTGACAACTCTTCAAGCATCCGCGATGTGATAAGGACCATCTCTTCGTCTGTTATATCGGCGCATTCAAACTCCTGTTCATATAACCAGGGCGGTAACTCTCTTTTTGCCTTATCCAATTCGGCCTTTGATATAATGCCCGACTTACTCGCCTGTAACTTTACAAAATACCAATCCGGCCAATCTTTCGATTGCTTCTCCATCTCGGTGGCGTGTGTTACGCCTTTAGGGGTAAAAGCAAACATCGCCCATCTTGACGGGTCCTGGGCTATAACAGGGCGAAGTATCTCCTGCCAAATTTGTTTTTTCATCAATGCCCATTCGTCTATCCCTACCCCTTTGACATCAATACCACGAAGGCTGTCCGGGTCGTCTCCGCCCTTGATTGTAAGTATAGAACCATTGGCGAACTTGATAAATAATTCCGTCTCATTACTTTCCCACCTCAAATTCGCCTTATCCGGCAGAAACGACATCAGCATATTCGGGTCTCGCCATACGATGTTTTTGGCCTGTCTATATGTCGGTCCTATATACATATATACAGACTTTGGATTTCGAACACACTCCCTTATTAGAACGTTGAGCAATAGGCTTGTCTTCCTTGCCCTGCGGTGGCACTTGAGAAGGAAAAATCTCTTTTGCCCCTTGTCAAATTCACGCAGGGCGTCAAGCTGCCAGTCATATATATTGGCGGTGAATCTACTTACTGGAATTGCAATGTTCATTTTTTTTATCTTTGAACAAAACTATCTGAACCTTTATCGGCTCATCAAAGTCGCCGGTAAGGGGCTGGGTGGGCTTGCCCAAAAGTCGGTCGAGGATTTCTTTAATCGCAAATAGATTTCCACGCCTTGCCCGCCGCTTTATTTGATTAACAATATCGATGATATCCTGTTCACAAAAAGAGTTTATAAACGCCTTTTTTAACGCTTCTTTAACCGTTGCATATTGGCGATTATGACCAACTGCAATCTTGTTGCCGGGCTTAAATCTGCCCTTGCTGTCTCTCTGGTCTTTATAAGGGCGGCCTGATTCTTTTTTGGTTCCGGCTTTGGGCTTGTCGGGCCGCCCCTTATTTTTATTGGCTTTGCTCATACGCAAATAATTCCTTCTGGCATTTAGTCTGCAACTTATACAGCCTGCCCGTTAGCAACTTGACCAGGCGCAGTAAGATTAGATTCATCGATATAGGTGAGTCCCTGTGTAACAATGCGTGCCGCCACATGCATATACATTCGCCGTTGTCCGCGTCCAAAGCGGCTTCTGGATATAAGCACCTCGGTTTGATATGGTGGGCTTCAAGCAACTCAAGGTCAAGTTCACCGCAATTACGGCACACCCAACCGCCCCGCATTTTAGTCTCGCGACTCCACTGTAAATCTTTGTTGTTTAACTGGCCGGCAAGATAATCAAGCGCCTGGTTTTCACTTTTTGATACCATCAGCGTCTTCCACCCCGTGCCATAAACCTCTGCGACCGTATAATAACCTTTGTGCCTTTGTAACTTTACCTTGACTGCATAAGGTTTCGATTTACGTTTCTTAAACTTCATAAAAAAAGCCCGGCAGCCCTTCTTACAGGGCGCCGGGCCGCTTATCACATTTAATAAGTAGGACCGACCTACAACCGGATGTTACTCTCAGGCCCTTTGCCTAAACACAATATCCCTTTAGCAATTTGACCATCTCTAATTGTAATTAAGCACGCAATATCGCCATTGTCAATCGTCTTCGCCCATCGGCGAATGTTTGTAAGAATCCTTCTTTCATTTGTCGTCAACATTATATCATAATCCGCATTTGAAGGCAAATTAAATTTTACATCACTGCTCATAATGTCCTTATCGACAACAATTTATAAAATATTTTAAGGTTTTATTTTTTTATCATACTAAAAAAATTTCCCTATTATAACGAAAAATCCGTAAAACCGTCAGGAAACGGAAAAAGTATTTCAATGCCGTTGATTCAAATTGACATTTTATCAGCCACTTGTTTTTTCAGTTCTGAAAACAAGTTTATGTTGTGTTTTTGAATGGCTTTATCAGCCTTTGCTTTATATTCAAACAACGGTCCAAGGGGCGGGTCCTTTGGTGTGGCGTAAAGGATTCTAACCTGTTTATCTGTGTAAAGCACTGCAAGCCACTGTTTCTTAACCAATCCCCTTATCAACCGCTGTATGGTTCGATAATCCGATTTAAACATAACGGCGAGGCTCTGACTGCTCTTGTGGCATCCGTTGGGCCATCTGATAATTTCACTTATAAAAAGAGCCTCAAAACGAGACAACTCCGGGTGGCGAAGAATCCATTCATCGACGATAATGAAACCCACGAACTTTCCTCTTTTATAAATCTCTTTTATACTCTTATATATTGTTACGGCCTGACGCCGTAGGTTAAGGGACGAAAAGCCGTAACCCTTACGGCCTGACGCCGTAACCTGTTTTTGTAATCCAACAGAAAATCTAACAGTTTATCCACATATTATCCACATAGCTTTCGATGCTTCCGCAATTCGGACTTTCATCAACTTTTTCCTATGCTTCACACAAAGGTCACTTACTGCCTATTCAAATAAGCCCTCTGCCTTCTGCTCTGATAAACAGTGTGGGCTAATAAAAAGTCTTTCTAAATGCCTGTTTTCCGCACCCTTTGTATTTTTACGGCTGTAACCGCCAGCAGCACTCCACTTGTGGACGTGCCATCCGTTTTTGATAAGCTCCGGATATTCACCTTCATATCCACAGCAGATAATCCGGTAGTCTTTATTTGCTCCTCTTTCCAAAGCCCATTTTTCAACATCTTTTGCTACCATCAAAGATTCCTCATCGTAAAGATTCTGGTCTCTTTCACTTGTCGCATATGGTGGGTCGAAAAATATTCCAACGGGCTTATTATTTGCCTGCCAATTTCCGCCGCATACCCTTGTCCAGTCGCCGCAAACAACCTTTACATTTCGCAGTCGCTGCGATAAAAAATTGAGCCAGGCATATATATCGTTCTTGACATGTATGCCCATATCACGGATAAGGTGCGGTATTTTGGAATGTATGCCCATATCTTTTGTGAGATGCGGTCTCTTTGAGTGTATGCCCTTATCGCGGACAATGTGTGGTCTTTGATTAGGACACATCATACCTGTTCCTATCCAGGAGCTTGCGCACCATATCCAATAGCCTGCAAGTTTGGGGTCGCAGTATTCGGGGTCATCGCAAAGATTTTTCAAAAGTTCCTTTTTGTGTTTTAAGAGATATTTTTTGCGAGCCACGAGGTCGGCGTGATTTACAGGCCAGTCGCAATAATGAGCAGTCTCATCGGGCTTGAGTTTTATCGCTCGCCAAACGTTGGAGACAAAGCCGTCCTTTTCGCAGATAATTTCGTAGATTTTCTCTTGCTTTGTTGGCGGTCTTTTTAAGAGGACTGCACAACTTCCGGCAAAAGGCTCGATGTATCGCTTAACATCACCTAAATAATTCCAGACTATATCAGCAATCAGACCCTTACCGCCGAAATATGGGAAAGGGGCTTTCAATTTTGTGTCAAACAATACTTCATCCATTATTTTTTCAATCCAATTGCCCTGAAGTATTTGGTTTAAGCTCATTTTCACGGTCTTTTTTCGATGGCGTACCCACCTGCTCGCCTTCGACTGCCTGAAGCGCATCATCGGTAAACAATGTGAACGCAT